TCACCATGACTCTGCTTTTACAGGTAAACCATCACGACCAAGGAAGACTTTAATCATGGTTTCCTTAATACAGTGTTGTGTGGAAAAATCACGAATATAGAGCCGTTGTTTTTTAATGTTGTTTACCGAAGCAATATATGTTCTTCCTTTATGAATAACATAATCACCGGGAGTCACGCACTGACGAGGAATCTCATCAGTTCCGAAGTGATGAGCAATCATAATTATCTCCATTTTTACAAATGAACTTTGTTGATGCGGTGCCTGGTGCCTCCAGGTGACGTTAACCAGTTAACAATTAACGCCGGATACAGAGAATCCACCCATAACACTGTTTTTGGTTTTAACTGTTCCGCGTGCGCTCAGCCGCATTCACCACATCACAAAATTCACTTTAAAAAGGGCGGCAGAGCAGTCACGGAGTAAAACTGATACCGCCAAACGTCACCAGAAAATTGATAACAGAGGGCGTTGCAGCGGGGTTGTCACTTAAGCGTATGGTCAACCTGACAACCCGGTGTCCTCAACGGGGAAGGAATAACCCCGCCATACTTACCGCCGCGCCATTTCGCGGAGTGCCACAACCGGAAGCGCACGGTCGACGAAAATTTAACGACAGGCTATCTATGAACCAACAACTTCGCCGTGCGCTTTCGCGTTATGCCCTGACTTTTCAGGGAGATATCCTTTCAGTAAACTGTCAGTGCCGGATGCTCACCCGTGTCCGGCGCACGCACTCCACCTCACCCGTGGAGAACTCCTTAATTACTAACCCTCAGGAGGATGAAATGGGGTTTGATGTCAATGAAACTCTTAACTCTCTTATACGGAAAATTAATGATTTTGATAAAACACTACAGCATGCTGCGGCGCGTAGTGATATAACATTGTTAGCAATTTCATACCTTGCATCTGCCATGAATAAAGATGAAACGGTACGAAAGAATCTCGTTGATTATATCGACTCGCTTCAGCCGGGCACTTTCAACCCTGAGAGCTTCAATCATGAGAAAGAGCATGTTAAATCTGTAATTAATTCTCTTGTTTTGAATCAAAAGAATTGATGCTTCTTGTTACGAAGCAATTTTCAAGGGGTTCTATCCGAATCCCTTTCTTTTCCATTAACAAGCCAAACCCCTTATTAATGATGTCCATTAGATCCAGGAAGTATTTTTCATGTAAATCCTGGTTATCAGAGAGCTGCTTCTCTTCGTACAGACCGATAAAGGCACGACGCACGTTACCGGATATAGTATCGATGGTTTCTTTTTCTACGGTACTCAGGTCAAGAGTCGCCAGTTGGGAACGAACTATATTCGCTGCCATTTCCTGGAATTGCATTGGTAAATCTTTAAATTCCATTATTAGCCTCGTTGGTTAGCTATTAACGCGGGTATGTAATCATTCTGGCAATGCTTAATGCCGCTGCTTTTTCCAGCCTGGTGATATCCTGCTCCAGAGCGGACAGATTTTCAGCCTGCTTAGCCCTGGCTTCATTGGCCCATTTCAGATCCTGCGCTGCATTAATTTTCTGGCGCATCCACTCATAAAGTTCATCATCGGTATAGTCTGGCGCGATTATGACGGGTTCTCGTTTCTGCATACTGATTCCTCGCGGTGCTACTTCGCTTATCAGCCGTTAGATTTTGCCGAGCTGGAAAGCGCCTGTTTAAACTCACTGAAGCTGAGAGCTTCTTCGCCTTCGGCAAGGTCTTCGAAGTATTCTTCGTAAGCCTTTTCCATGATTGTGTCGAAATCCATATCACTCACCTGAGTTTCTTTCCAGCCAGCGACGGGCACCATTTTCGGTTTTAAACGTTTTGCTTTTGGTATACGTCATCGCGGTGAACGTGCCGTCCTGGTTGGGAAACACGCCGTACACCAGAGATTCGTTGTTGCCAAGATCGATAGTATCCATGCTGACCTCATTTCCCCTTAACGCTGGGGTAGCGGAACAAAAACCTGCTGCATAGTTATTAAAGTTGAACCCTGCCGTCATGTTCTTACGCCTCGGGCTGGCTACTTAACCCCTGACCACTGCCTGGTAACTCGAAGTATTGCCCTGCATTCTGTGGGGCGGGGTGGGTTGGTATGAAAAGAAGGATACCCATAGGTATTTAAAAAGTAAATACCCATGGGTAACTTTTTGCGGTGTCTTAACTGGTGACTAGTTGTTTGGTGAGCTATGATGCGTTTTGTGCTTTCTTTTTACGGATTTCTTCGTAGATCATATTGTAATACTGTTTTTTCTCTTCAAGAGTTTTTAATAAGTTATCCGCTTCACTTTCTGGCAGTTCGTCTAAGAGATCTAAAAAAATACGTTGTCGTGGCGTTAGAACCCTTGTTTCATAACTGGAGGCTGTGTTCGTTGATGATGAAACGATACCATCCATCCATCCCCGGGGTAACCCAAAGGACTCTTCGATAATCTCCACCATATCATCAGCGATCCGTTTTTTTCCCTTTTTCCCCTCTGGGTACAACATTCTTGATACATAAGAAGGCTCGCGCCCGATCTTTCTGGCCACGTTAACCGCTTTACCATCGCATTTCTCATCACGAATTTTGATGAGTTGCTGTCGTCTAAATTCATATTTGTCCATAGGTAAATAATAGATGCGATTACCGCAAGGTAAACAACCTGTGGGTATTGACTTTTGTTTACCTGTGGGTATTCTTTACTGTGTTTACTAAGGAGTAGCTATGGAAGAATTAAGAATATTTCTCAATTCTCTTTCGTCAGATGAACAGCGTATGTTTGCATGCGAGTGTGGTACCAGCATCGGTTATCTAAGAAAGGCATTGAGTAAAGGTCAAGTGTTAGGGGCATCGTTATGCGTCCTTATTGAGCGAGCCAGTAATGGTGAAGTTACACGTCAGCAACTAAGGCCTTTTGATTGGATGAATATTTGGCCCGAGCTGGAAGATACCAAAACGTTAACACAACCACTTTCTAGGAGCTTGATTCATGAAAATCAAGCATGAACACATCCGCATGGCGATGAATGCCTGGGCGCATCCGGACGGTGAAAAAGTTCCGGCAGCTGAAATAACCAGGGCTTATTTTGAACTGGGTATGACGTTCCCAGAACTGTATGACGACAGCCATCCGGAAGCCCTGGCTCGCAATACCCAGAAAATTTTCCGCTGGGTAGAGAAAGACACCCCTGATGCAGTTGAAAAAATTCAGGCGTTGTTACCAGCGATCGAAAAGGCAATGCCACCTTTGCTGGTGGCCAGAATGCGCAGCCACAGTTCAGCTTATTTTCGGGAGCTGGTGGAGACGCGGGAGCGACTGGTGAGAGACGCTGATGATTTTGTCGCAGTGGCAATCGCCGGTTTCAATCAGATGAACCGTGGTGGCCCGGCAGGAAATGCTGTGGCAGTACATTGACTGACAATAGCCATATCGAATCGCTTCCGGCAACTCGTGAGTAAAAAGATTCGGTATCAGAAGAGGTGAGTATGGCTAACGCCTGGCTCAGATTATGGCATGACATGCCAAATGACCCTAAGTGGCGAACAATTGCCAGGGTGTCAGGGCAGCCAATTGCAACAGTGATGGCAGTGTATATCCACCTCCTGGTGAGCGCGTCACGAAATGTCACGCGAGGTCACATTGATGTCACGACAGAAGATTTGGCAAGTGCGCTCGACGTGACAGAAGAGGTAATTGATTCAATTTTGCAGACGATGCAGGGGCGGGTACTTGATGGTGATTTAATCACTGGATGGGAAAAACGCCAGGTGCTTAAAGAGGACAACGGCAATATTTCGCAAACCGCAAAATCTCCTGCAGAGCGCAAGAGGGCGCAGCGAGAGAGGGAAAGAAAGCGGGAACAAAATGGCGATTGTCACGGCGCGTCACGAAATGTCACGCACATGTCACGACGAGTCACGACAGATAAAGATACAGATAAAGATACAGATCAAGAAGATCAAAACACTATGGTCCATGGCGTAAAAAACGCCACGAACCAGGCAGGGGATGTTCAGACCGTCAATCTTGGTCAGCCAGCAGGCACGACACCGGAAGCCGATTCAGCGTATGCGCTGAAAGCCGATTCGGGCGCTGTGCAGCAGGTGATGACCGCAAGGCTGGAGCAATCACACCAACTGCAGCAGCCCGAAGCCGATTCCGCCATTCAGCGGGAAGCCGATTCCGCCATTCAGCGGGAAGCTGATCGGGTAGTCCCGGAAAACACCGGGCAGTCTGTGGGACGAGTGGATTATCCGGATGTGTTCGAACAGGTCTGGCGGGAGTACCCGTTGCGTGCCGGAGCAAACCCGAAGAAATCCGCTTTCAGTGCCTGGAAGGCCAGATTACGCGAGGGGGTGCCACCAGAGGCCATGCTGGATGGCGTGAGGCGTTACGCAAGATACTTGGCGGCTACCGGGAAAACGGGAACGGAATTTGTTCAGCGAGCGACGACGTTTTTTGGACCGGACCGGAATTTTGAGAACCCCTGGTTGCTCCCGGTAAGCGGCACGAACAACCAGCGTTGTGTGAATCATATTTCTGAACCGGATAACGAAATTCCGCCGGGCTTCAGGGGGTAAGTGTTAATTTCTGGTCATGAGGTAATTTTCAGGAGGGCTTGTGGCAAAAGTTTTTACACAAGAAGAGCGGGAAAAAATTAAAGGACAGGTTGTTGAACTCGTACGCCAGAGTGGGCGTGAGACGTTACGGCAACTGGAAGTCAAGACAGGTGCGACAAGATATCTGATGAGCGTTCTCGCAAGAGAGCTGGTTGCCAGCGGCGATGTATACAACTCTGGTTACGGGTTATTCCCGTCTGAACAGGCGCGTAAGGACTGGCAAAATGCCCGCAAAAAACTCTCAAGGGCAAAGGTGAAGAAACCTGCAGTGGTTGATCCGGACCTTATCTGGTCGTTACCAGACGGCGAAATACGCCGCTACGACAGGCGCCTGAATATAATCTGTCGCGAGTGCCGGAAGAGCGAAGCTATGCAGCGTGTACTGGCATTTTATCAAGGAAATGTTAGGTATTTTAGACGTTACTAGATTAAAGAGCATTAGTTCAGATGTGAATTGACATTTTCATGGCGCAGGGTAGAGCCAGCGTGGTTGTCCGCTTTGCGTCAAAACCAGATATTACCAGATTTAGACATATATTCCCGATAGCCCTGCTCTGATGCTACACTCTGTGCTATTTTCATGACCCCAATAAAAATATTTATGACTATTGCTGATTTCAAACGGCCTAAATTGGAGCTCCCAAACGGGGCAAACAAACTACTACTGCACTCTTGCTGTGCTCCATGTTCCGGTGAAGTGATGGAGGCGCTTCAGGCCTCGGGAATCGACTACACCATCTTTTTCTACAACCCGAACATTCATCCTCAGAAAGAGTATTTAATTCGTAAGGATGAAAATATTCGCTTTGCTGAACAACACGGCGTGCCGTTTATCGATGCTGATTACGACACCGACAACTGGTTTGAACGTGCCAAAGGAATGGAATGGGAGCCTGAGAGGGGGATCCGTTGTACCATGTGTTTTGACATGCGTTTTGAGCGGACAGCGTTGTACGCTGCTGAAAATGGTTTCAGTGTGATCAGCAGTTCACTGGGCATTTCACGCTGGAAAAATATGCAGCAGGTTAACGAGTGTGGGCGGCGAGCTGTTGCGCATTATCCGGGTATGGTGTACTGGGATTATAACTGGCGCAAGCAGGGCGGCTCGTCCCGTATGATTGAAATCAGCAAGCGCGAAAAATTCTATCAGCAGGAATATTGTGGCTGTGTGTATTCTCTGCGCGATACCAATCTACACCGCAAATCTCAGGGACGCCCTCTTATCAAAATTGGCCAACTCCACTACGGAAAAGAAGAGAAGGAGTGATTTTATGGATCACCTTTCTGATTGATTTCATATTGGCGAGGTGACGTGAGTTAAGTAGAATGGCTGCGGGTGCTTGAGGCTATCTGTCTCAGGCATGAACACTGAAAGGCAGATAGAGAAAAGCCCCAGTTAACATTACGCGTCCGGCAAGACGCTTAACATTAATCTGAGGCTCAATCTATGAACGGCAAATCTAGGTTAGCCTCTTACGTGCCGAAAGGCAAGGAGAAGCAGGCTATGAAGCAGCAAAAGGCGATGTTAATCGCCCTGATCGTCATCTGTTTAACCGTCATTGTGACGGCACTGGTAACGAGGAAAGACCTCTGCGAGGTACGAATCCGAACCGGCCAGACGGAGGTCGCTGTCTTCACAGCTTACGAACCTGAGGAGTAAGAGACCTGGCGAGGGAGAAATCCCTCGCCACCTCTGATGAGTCAGGCATCCTCAACGCACCCGCACTTAACCCGCTTCGGCGGGTTTTGTTTTTTCCTGGCATTCTGGTTTACAATTCGCACGTCAGCCTGAACACCTGACACCTGCTGCGCCAGCAGAGAAAACAGATGGCGCACAAAACCAAATTTCACAATTCTGATACCGACCTTGCCATCCGGCATGAGCGGCGTTCACACGCATTTAAAACCGACTGGTACCAACACCCACCATGTACTGAAGAACAGGCCGAATGGCTAATTCATAACTACAGCAGACGCGGATACGAGATTAAGAAAGCCCTCAGCCTCGATTATCGTCACTGGATAATCTATGTCAGGCTCCCTTATTCCGAACGCCCACCGCGCCCATCCCGCACATACCAGCAACGGATCTGGAGGTAACGTGCGGATATTACTTCGACCTGTTCTGGTACCGGAACTCGGGCTTGTGGTCCTTAGGCCGGGCTGTGAATCCATGCAAGTATTTCATAACCCTCGAGTGCTGGTGGAGCCTGAACCGAAAAGCATGCGTAATCTGCCGTCCGGGGTCGTTCCTGCCGTTCGCCAGCCGCTGGTGGAAGACAAAACATTGCTGCCGTTTTTCAGTAACGCACGGGTGATTCGTGCTGCTGGTGGTGCTGGTGCATTGTCTGACTGGCTGTTGCGCCATATTAAATCCTGCCAGTGGCCACACGGCGATTATCATCACAGCGAAACCGTCATTCACCGTTATGGTACCGGCGCAATGGTGTTGTGCTGGCACTGCGACAACCAGTTGCGTGACCAGACATCCGAATCACTCGAGCAACTTGCTCATCAAAACCTGTCAGCATGGATGATTGACGTCATCGGTCACGCAATAAGCGGTACGCAGGAGCGTGAATTATCTCTGGCTGAATTATCCTGGTGGGCGGTCCGCAATCAGGTGGCGGACGCGCTACCGGAAGCGGTATTACGTCGTTCGCTGGGGTTGCGTGCGGAAAAAATCCGCTCAATGTACCGTGAAAGCGACATCGTACCGGGAGAGCAGACCGCCACCAGCATACTGAAACAGCGCACAAAAAATCTTGCGCCGCTGCCTCACGCCCACCAGCAACAGAACCCACCACAGGAAAAGACGGTGGTCAGCATTGCCGTTGATCCTGAGTCTCCGGAATCTTTCATGAAACGACCTAAACGTCGCCGCTGGGTTAACGAGAAATACACACGCTGGGTGAAGACACAGCCGTGTGCGTGTTGTGGTAAGCCAGCCGACGATCCCCATCACCTGATTGGTCATGGTCAGGGCGGAATGGGGACAAAATCTCACGATATTTTCACGCTACCGCTGTGTCGGGAGCATCACAACGAGCTTCATGCGGATCCTCTGGCGTTCGAAGAAAAGCATGGTTCTCAGGTTGATTTAATTTTTCGTTTTCTTGATCACGCCTTTGCAACTGGCGTGCTTGGGTAAAAGAGGTGACTGATGCTCATAGATTTGGTTTTACCTTACCCGCCGACGGTGAACACTTACTGGCGACGCCGTGGCAGCACATATTTTATCTCGGAGGAGGGAAAGCGTTATCGCCGGGCTGTGGTGCTTATTGTTCGCCAGCAGCGGCTGAAATTAAGCCTGTCCGGAAGGCTGGCGATAAAGGTGATTGCAGAGCCACCGGATAAGCGCCGCCGCGACCTGGACAATATCCTGAAGGCACCACTGGATGCGCTGACGCATGCCGGACTACTTATAGACGACGAGCAGTTTGATGAAATCAATATTGTGCGCGGTCAGCTCGTTCCTGGTGGGCGGCTGGGGATAAAAATCACAGAACTGGAGTGCGCATGAATAACCAGTATTTACAGTTTGTGCGTGAGCAGCTCATTATCGCCACCGCTGATTTGAGTGGGGCAACAAAAGGTCAGCTTGAAGCCTGGCAAGAGAATGCCATGTTCGATACAGGGCGTTACAGGCGAAAAAAAATCCGGTACCGCGATGAAGTGACTGGAAAAATGATAACGCGGGATAATCCACCAATCCCGGGAAAGCAATCGCTGGCGAAGGGGACGTCAATACCTCTGGTCAGTCCGGTTGAGTTTTCGACATCATCGTGGCGGCGGGCTGTTCTGTCTCTTGAAGAACATCATAAAGCCTGGTTGTTGTGGTGTTACAGCGGGAGTATTTGTTGGGAATATCAGATCGCGATAACACAGTGGGCGTGGAATGAATTTAATACTCAATCCGGTACCAGAAAAATTGCAGGGAAAACGCAGGAACGCCTGAAAAAATTAATCTGGCTGGCGGCGCAGGCAGTAAAAGCAGAACTTTTTGGTGGGGAAGGTTATGAATACCAGGAGCTGGCATTACTGGCGGGAGTGACAACTAAAAACTGGTCCAAAACATTTACTCGTCACTGGGTTGCAATGAAACACATTTTTCACCGACTTGATAGTGAGGCTTTATTGTTTGTAATGAGAACACGTTCAAAACAAAAGGCGGCATTTTCAAAGCAAAGTGTTGCAAAAGTAGATTGAAAGGCATATATTTCATGCAAATCTGATATTTTGCCGATTTTGTACGTGATGGCAAAAGCAAACAAAACCCGCCCACAAGCGGGTTTTTTGTGCCACTTATCTCGGATAGACATGGTGAATGCGCTAGTGGAGGAGATAAGGGTGATTTTTGAATGCTTGCAACATTGATTTCGTAACGTTATTATCCTGCGCCCGGCCCTTTAGCTCAGTGGTGAGAGCGAGCGACTCATAATCGCCAGGTCGCTGGTTCAAATCCAGCAAGGGCCACCAGCCGCCACTAGCTCATCAGGAAAGAGCGTCAACCCTTTAAGTTGAGTGTGCGAGGTTCGAGTCCCCGGTGGCGGTCCAGTGCCGACTTAGCTCAGTAGGTAGAGCAACTGACTTGTAATCAGTAGGTCACCAGTTCGATTCCGGTAGTCGGCACCATATGCGGGCATCGTATAATGGCTATTACCTCAGCCTTCCAAGCTGATGATGCGGGTTCGATTCCCGCTGCCCGCTCCAGTTAGAGTCTTTCAGTCTGCGATGATGGGAAATCCCGGAGTGACTGAAAGACGTTTAAGTTATGAATGATCGCCTTTTTTTGCAAAATTGCTGTGCAGAAATACTAACCTTCGAGCAGGCGATCATTCATAAGCACTCTGCTTTTATTCCGATTAACTGTGGGTGGTTTGTTGGATAGAGTGCTTTCCTTTCTGTATATATCGTTTCGCCCGCTTTTGCGGGTTTTTCTTTTCAAATCCCTTTCATTTCTCAGTGTAAAACTACGCCATCCGTTATTTGCGGAGGTGAGGCTATGAAATCCATGGACAAAATTTCAACGGGCATTGCCTACGGCACCTCCGCAGGCAGTGCTGGCTACTGGTTTTTACAGTGGCTTGATCAGGTCAGTCCTTCACAGTGGGCTGCGATTGGTGTACTGGGGAGTCTGGTTCTGGGCTTCCTGACTTATCTGACAAATCTGTACTTCAAAATCAGAGAAGACAAGCGTAAGGCTGCACGGGGAGAGTAATTCAATGACTCAAAACTATGAACTGATTGTGAAAGGGATCCGCAATTTTGAGAATAAAGTTACGGTAACTTTAGCGTTACGGGACAAAAAACGCTTTGACGGTGAAATTTTTGACCTGGACATCTCGCTGGACCGTGTTGAAGGTGCCGCGCTGGAGTTTTATGAGGCAGCAGCCAGAAGGAGCATCAGACAGGTCTTCTTGGATGTTGCTGCCGGGTTATGTGAAGGGGACGAGCTGTTGCCAGAAACGCGCCCCTGTTCAGAGGCGCGGTATACCATAAAAATTAACAGTTCTGATAACTCGATTACAGGTTGTTAGCTTTTTGCAGTTGGCTTTCCAGTATCTTTCATTGGTAGCATCCTGATAAATATCCATGAGCGCAAAAATCAAATACGGCCTGTCAGCTGCTGTTCTGGCGCTGATTGCTGCAGGCGCGTCTGCTCCTCAAATACTTGACCAGTTTCTGGATGAAAAAGAGGGTAACCACACTACGGCATACCGCGATGGTTCCGGTATATGGACCATCTGTCGTGGTGCCACAATGGTGGATGGTAAGCCCGTCATACCGGGAATGAAGCTGTCGAAGGAAAAATGCGACCAGGTTAACGCTATTGAACGTGATAAGGCGCTGGCATGGGTGGAGCGCAATATTAAAGTACCACTGACCGAACCACAGAAAGCGGGTATAGCGTCATTCTGTCCCTATAACATTGGCCCCGGTAAGTGTTTCCCGTCGACGTTTTATAAGCGGCTGAATGCCGGTGATCGTAAGGGCGCATGCGAGGCGATTCGCTGGTGGATAAAAGATGGTGGGCGCGATTGCCGCATACGTTCAAATAACTGCTATGGACAGGTTATTCGTCGTGACCAGGAAAGCGCATTAGCCTGTTGGGGGATAGATCAGTGAGCAGAGTCGCAGCGATTATTTATACTCTGGTTATCTGCACCATCGTCTGCCTGTCGTGGGCGGTCAATCATTACCGTGATAACGCCATCGCCTACAAAGAACAGCGTGATAAAAAAGTCAGTGAGCTGAAGCAGGCGACTGCCACCATCGCTGACATGCAACAGCGTCAGCGTGATGTTGCTGCGCTCGATGCAAAGTACTCGAGAGAATTAGCCAATGCGAAAGCTGAAAATGAAACTCTGCGCGCTGATGTTGCCGCTGGTCGTAAGCGCCTGCGGGTCAATGCCAGTTGCTCCGCAGCCGTGCGTGAAGCCACCGGACCCACCAGCGTGGATAATGCAACCAGCCCCCGACTGGCAGACACCGCTGAACGGGATTATTTCACCCTCAGAGAACGGTTGATGACGATGCAGAAGCAACTGGAAGGGGCACAGCTATACATTCGTGAGCAATGTCTCAGATAAAAAACGGCCAAGGATAATCCGCTAAAGATTCGCCGGTGGCGAAAGAGAGCCAAGGTGTCAACCTACGCTATTACTTATGATAATGCAACAGACGAAGCGGGACATTCAGGCGCATAACAAAGCGTGGCAGGTGAACTGCAAACCTGAAAAGGCGCAAAAATCTGCGCCAGAATGGTAGTTATTTTGTGGTTTTGAAAAGTTTCATGTACTGATTGATAGGTTTTCCTGAGTAAGAATCTGTCCCTGGCTCAGGAGTATCAGATAAAACTTTTGCAGCTAATTTGTTGGAGGCTTGATTACCAACCCCGACAATAGCCTCTACATAGAATTCATTGAAGGAATTTCTAAATCCGTATTGCATTTCTTCAATGCTGGCGATGAGAAGTTGAGTACCGATGCCTTGCGCTTTATATTCATCGGCTACTGCATAGCCAACGCCAAAGCATGGTTTACCTTCAACAAACTCTGCAGGGACATATATAGCAACACCTTTAACATTTTCTCCTTCAAAGAATGCATAAGTAAACCGTGGTGTACCCTCTGCATCATCCAAAAGCACCTTCATATTTGGGTGAACTATGCATGGTGAAGGCTTAATCAGACCATTAGAAAAGGCGTATTGAAAACTAATTAATGAGTCTGTTGGATCAACGAGTTCTGGCATTTTGAGTCCTATGTATTTTGATATAAGCGATTCAACATACTACTTTCTTACGTTTAATTCTTTAACATTAACGAGCCAGGATACGAAATTTTGAAAAAGAGTAAAGTTTTTAATAATTCATTCAAAGCATATCGCATGTGCACATCTAAGAAAGGCTTTCAGCTGTGAGCCTGGGTAAACCGTAAACTTTCGGCGACTCTGCCGTGCGACAGGTTCACGTCTAACATGTCTAAAAGGAAGAGTTATGAAGTTTCAGGTCGCTAAACTGTATCGTGGTAAACATTTCGCAGGGTATGGGATTGCAGTTGATGGTGAGTTACTGGAAGGGCAGCTTTCCGCCAGGACAGAGTCACGCGGAGGCGAGCCACCAACAGTCACTGTGACTTTCAGACTGACAGCAGAACATATCGAGAATCAGCCCGTCATTCAACTGAACAGGGTGTGAGGTATTTATGCCATCACGAATCCCACGCGCCTGCCGTAAGCGTGGATGTGCAGGTACAACCACAGACAGTTCTGGTTACTGCGATAAACATCGTGGCGAAGGATGGGTACAGCATCAACGCGGACTGAGCCGCCACCAGCGTGGCTATGGCTCGAAATGGGATGCCATACGTGCGCGCATACTGAAGCGTGATAATCATCTGTGTCAGAACTGCCTGCGCAATGGGAGAGCCGTTGAAGCCAGAACTGTGGACCACATCATTCCGAAAGCTCATGGTGGCACAGATGCAGACAGTAACCTGCAGAGTCTGTGCTGGCCCTGTCATAAAGCAAAAACAGCGCGCGAACGCATCAATTGATAACAGTTCCCATCTGTAGGGGAGGGGCGGGTCAAATCTCTGCAACCCTGGCTGCTCAGTACCGCCGCCTGACCCTTCCTCACATCGCCGCAGGTTCGAAAACTTTTTTTTGGAAATGTGAACAAACGATTGATAGGTAAGACCGATTATGTCAGGACCTCCGAAAACCCCGCCACGCCTGCATTTGATTCGAGGTAACCCCTCAAAGCGCCCCGTTAAAGACCACAAAAAAACCGCTAAAAAGGATGAAAAAGGTCTTCCTAAAATTCCGCAGCATTTAGGGGCTCAGGGGAAGTACTGGTTCAGGCGAATGGCGGAAGAGCTGAATGCGGAAGGGATCATTTCTCAGCTTGATGCGCGTGCGCTCGAGCTGCTGGTGGAAGCCTACACCGAATATCGGCATCACTGCGAAACACTCGATGTTGAGGGGTATACCTACCGCACGGAAACGCAGAGCGGTGATGTACTGATTAAGGCGCACCCCGCGGCGGCAATGAAAGCGGATGCCTGGAAGCGGATCCGGGCAATGCTTGCAGAGTTTGGTATGTCACCGGCAAGCCGGGCTAAAGTAAATATCGCCGGACCGGATGATGTTGATCCGCTGGCGGAGCTTTTAAAAGCGAGAGACTGATGGCAAAAGTGGCTGACGGGATCCGCTACGCCGAACGTGTTGTTGCAGGAGAAATTGTTGCTGGCGAATTTGTCCGCCTGGCCTGCCAGCGTTTTCTTGATGATCTGAAGTACGGCGAAGAGCGGGGGATTTATTTCAGTGAACCCCGTGCGCAGCACATCCTGAATTTCTACAAATTTGTGCCTCATGTAAAAGGGGCGCTGGCAGGCCAGCCCATTGAGTTGATGGACTGGCATGTATTTATCCTCATTAATATTTTTGGTTTTGTCATTCCGCTGGTCAATGAAGAGACCGGGGAAGTTGTCATGCGCAGCGATGGCAGCGGACGTCCGGTGATGGTGCGCCGGTTCCGGACGGCGTACAACGAAGTCGCCCGTAAAAACGCAAAATCAACTCTGTCATCGGGTATCGGCCTGTATATGACGGGGGCAGATGGTGAAGGCGGAGCTGAGGTGTATTCAGCCGCAACCACGCGTGACCAGGCCAGAATCGTGTTTGAAGACGCCAAAAATATGGTCAGAAAAGCCCGGTCGACACTCGGGCGGTTGTTTGATTTCAACAAGCTGGCGATTTACCAGGAGCAGAGCGCATCAAAATTTGAACCGCTTTCTTCGGATGCAAACAACCTGGATGGTCTGAACATCCACTGCGCCATTATTGATGAGCTGCATGCACATAAAACCCGTGACGTGTGGGACGTTCTGGAAACGGCAACCGGTGCCCGTCTGCAGTCCCTTTTATTTGGTATCACCACGGCAGGGTTTAACAAGGAAGGGATTTGTTACGAGCAGCGTGATTACGCCATCAAGGTATTGCGTGGCTATAACAGCGACGTGGAGGGCGCGGTAAAAGACGACTCCTACTTTGCGATTATTTACACCCTCGATGAGGGAGATGATCCGTTTGATGAAACGGTCTGGCAGAAAGCGAATCCCGGCCTGGGCATCTGTAAACGCTGGGATGATCTGCGTCGCCTGGCGAAAAAAGCGAAAGAACAGGTCTCTGCGCGGGTGAATTTTTTTACCAAGAAAGTAACATCACGCCGTAACAACAGTGCGACCTGTCCTGATTTTTTTAGTAACCAAATGAAAGAAAAAGATTTTTTCTTGTTCGTCGTTTTTGTTTTTTCTGGAAGGTTCTGGCTGTTTTCATCATTTGTGTATTGCACTGTGTATTGCAAAAACGGGTTATAAATCACATGGCGCTAAACAAACTGAGCGATAAAAAACTTCGTTCCCTGCTTGGACGCAGGAGTGAGAGGCAGGAAACCATCGCTGATGGTAACGGGCTTTCGGTACGGGTCAGTAAATACGGATGTGTTAGTTTTGTTTTCTTTTACAGACTGGCGGGAAGGGGAACCGCGCCCATCTGGCTGACACTTGGAAAATATCCTGATCTGAGTCTCAAATCAGCGAGAGAGATGCGCGATCAGTGTCGAACCTGGCTTGCGGAGGGCAGAGATCCACGGATTCAGATAAAAATTGAACGGGAAGCCACCTTGCAACCTGTTACCGTTCGTGAGGCACTTGAATACTGGCTTGATAATTATGCAATGGATAAGCGTAGGGGAGCAGAACATATCAGGCAGTGCTTTGGTAAACATATTTATCCGGTGATTGGTCATGTACCACTTAGTGATTGCTCTATATCTATGTGGATTAAGTGTTTTGACAAAATAAAAAAAGTAGCACCTGTACAGGCCGGAGCTTTGTTGCGTATATCAAAACAGGCGCTTAAATTTTGTAGGGTAAGAAAATACGCGATTAGTCATGAAATTGATGATCTTGAGGTCTGTGATGTGGGAAAAAAGTCTGCGCGAAGAAGCAGGGTTTTAACAGATGATGAAATCAGAGATTTATGGCGAAGTATTAATACTGATTATGACAATCACGAATTATCATATGAAAACCGAATTATTTTACGTTTCCTGGTAGTTTTTGGTTGTCGACTGTCAGAAGTATTACTGTCGTCCTGGGTAGAGTGGGATTTTGATAAGAAATTATGGCGCGTTCCCGCTGATCATAGCAAAAATGGCAGGGAAATAATCAGACCGATTCCTGATGGCATGTTTAACTGGTTAGTTACGTTAAAAAAAATAACAGGTAACAAAGAAAATGTGATTGGGTTTGATATGCGTCAGTGTACGGCAAGCGTAACTATCGGTAAGACATGGAAAAGGATGAAACACTCGGAGAAATGGACGGCGCATGATATGCGAAGAGTGTTTGCCACAAAACTAAGTGATCATGGTTTTGAACATAATGTGGTTGAACAGTTGCTTGGGCACACATTAGGCGGTGTTGCCGGGGTTTATAACAGAAGCCAGTATATGGACAGAAAAAAAGAAGCTATGAACTGGTGGTACGACTATCTGAATAAGCAAATTAGTGGTGACAGTAATGATTCAAATAGTTACGCGTGAAGAACTTGAAAATGATGAAACAATCGACAGGATGATTAAGGAAGATGAATGTGCATGGTTAACCGCTCTTGGCAGGAGACACAGATCGTTACTTGAAAAGGAAGGAAAATTTCCACGAAAAATATGTATTGGCCCACAAACAAAAGTCTGGCGCTTATCTGAGGTGCTGGAATGGGTAAAAGGTGAATGGAAACCCTGAGCTAAATTAAATGAGATATAATCAACCCGTCTTTTGGCGGGTTTTTTTATAGGTGATATTTTTATGCAAAAATTTATTTATCCTACACCCGAAGAACGCATTCAGATTCTGAAAGATCATGGCGAACCGTATGATCGCCGTATACGCGAACATGAGTGTGCCAATCGTACCGGGCTTTCAAGAAGCAGACGTTGGGTACTTGAACAGGAGGGAGCATTTCCTGCTCGTGCTCATTTAGGGAAAGTGTCTGTTTCCTGGTTGCTCTCTGATGTGCTCTGGTGGGTTATGCATCCGCCAGGAGTAAAGGAAGTAAACAGCCCATACAAAAACGCCAATAAGTAATTACCGACAACCCCGCACCACGCAATGCGGGGTTTTTTGTATGTGAGGTAAAAAGCAATGAATAAAAATATTGCCGTGACGGGCAAGGGTGACGCACGTCATGTGAAAAAATTCTGTGATATTCGTGATCTGGTCGTTCTGCGCTTTGATGGCGTGGATGTTCGTGTGGTGTATCTAAACGGCGATCCGTGGTTTGTTGCAAAGGATGTTTGTGCTGCGCTGGAACTGACCAATTCGCGTACGGCGTTGCAGATGCTTGATGATGACGAAAAGGGAGTAAATTTAACTTACACCCCCGGAGGAAATCAGAATATGAGCATTATCTCCGAGTCAGGTTTCTACAAACTAATAGCCCGCAGCCGCAAAGCAACGACGCCTGGCACATTTGCTCATCGTTTCAGTAACTGGGTATTCAGAAATGTGATACCGGGTATCAGAAAAACGGGGGCTTATGGTATCCCGTGGGGCGCATTACAGGATTTTTCCCGCCGCAAAGAGCAATACCAGATAAGTGCCAGTGAGAAGGGGAGGGAGCTACAGGCATGTAAGCGCAAAAAGCGTGAGCTGGAGGAAGAAGAAAAAAGGCTGATACGTGAATACCAGCCTGAGTTTTACTTTGGTGAGCGTATTCAGTAACCACACGCGGTGTTGATTATACGGTACATCGTGTTGACCGGGAAGCTACCCACCAGCAAGGCAAAATCTTCTGCTAAAAAATGACATATGACCAGTCGTCCGGAAAGCATGAAATTTTACAAAAATGGAAAATGAAGATTTTTATTGTGCTGGTGGGTAAAAACAAAAAGCGCCCCGTTGCCGGAGCGCCCTTGCGAACAATTAACCTACTGCGCAAAAAATGAATATAAGCTGTGGAATTATATCAGACAGGTGACGAAGCGCCACTATTGCCGGATAACAGGCAAAACAAAGGCGACCGCAAAAGGGTCGCCAGTGGGAACAAGGGAAAACAAAAGCATCACCAACAATGCCACATTTGCGGCTGGTGGGCAATGTGATCAGTCAGATTTGGTTCGTTCCAGGGTTTGCAACGAGAGCTTTTTCCTGCGCTCTTTAAGGAATTTCTCAAGAGCAAACGAACAAGGTGCGAATCTTTCTGATTCATGCTCTATCTTTCTGCGCCGTCTTTTCCGTGTCGGTGATAATGTTTTGGTCAATTCTTTATCGGTCATTGTGTTGTCCTGCATAGCAATGCGCCGTAGTTACTCACACCACGGCGCTGATAGTGATTATTCTGATTCTTTGGCCTTCCGGCGCTGTTCATATTTTAATTTGCGTCCACAGGCATCTAAGACCCATGCGGAAAAATTAGCACTAGGATTAGTTAATTTTTCTTGTTCAACGCTGGCATCAATCCCATCTATAAGCTCATGTGGGAATCGAATATTTTTCTTTGCTGATTTGTTGTTTGTGTTACCGCTAGACATTGATGCACCTCACTTAAATGGACTTTATGGGCGCACACAATACAGCAAAAAAAATGAGATGTTAAGTATTGACATGTGCGCACACATGATTTTAATCTGTGCGCACAGTTTGAGTTTTGTCACTCAAATTAAGCAACGCCCCGCAGTGCTCGCAACACATGCAGGGCGTCTAACCACCAACGATAGCAAGAGTATCGAGGTAGCTATGAGAAATCATACCACACACCCGCAAGGGCGGGACTCGCACAACCTGAATAAATATATCTGGCGTTTTATCGCCCTGAGCACGGCACAACCGCGCGTGATTACCATTGAGGCCACCAGCGAACAGGAAGCACGCCAGCAATCCCCGGCTGGCTGTGTGATGGTATTCGCCGCCCGTATTCGTCAGGGGGTGCGCCATGTGCAATAACACCCGTCCGGACGCAGCCGCCGAAGCCATCAAAACGCTGATGCACGCGCTGATTGATATTTCATGCACGGCAGCAACCGCAGAAAAACACATTACCAGAGAGACGGAATATACAGGGGAAATAATCCCCCATTCGCTGGCCTACGCACAGCTTACCGCTGATATGGCACTGAATGAGGCTAAAGCCATCCTAATTGCTGATTGTGAAAATGGGGGGGGTTATGCGTGATGATCGTTTTAATGCCCTGAAACAGGAATTTGATGGCGCACCGGAAGATACAGATATTGCGCTGTTATGTGTTGCTGACATGGTAAAAGCTGCAAGTTTTTTACTGGAAACCGCCGAACATTCAGGAACGGGTAGCGATATTCTCAATATTGCGTCGGACTATGCGGAATATGTGGCAGAGGCACGGTACAGAAGAAAATTCACGGAGGATGTAAGCCATGGATAAAATCCCTTTCGATGTTCTTATTCATTCTGAGAATGCATTAAACCGGGCACTGGAAATGAAAGCAGTATTAATTAAATTAACCGAAGTTCATGCCGAACAGGGGGGGGATTTATTTTCTGCTTTCAGCACTCTGTTAACCCCGGTTATTGATGAATTAAACGCGGTTATGGAAATACACAACAAGGCCCGCGCAGAGGAATAAAAACCATGAAACAGAAAAATTCTGGCTTTACTGCCAGCGGCTCCGTTCGGCCTGAAATCCGCCCCGGCGATATTTTCCGGGATAACTATGGCGGCACGGTAACGATTAAAAGCGTGGCGGGACGGTGCGTTATTTACCGCCGTGATGGGTACGGCTATGACTGTGTGATGCCTGTTTATCAGTTCCGGCGTGATTTTTCCCTGGTACAGACCGCGCCGCGCAATCAGCCCACCAGCAAAGAGAAGGCACGGGCAAATATTCAGGCCATAAGAAAAATGCTTAACGGATTCAGGGGGAAAAAATGAAACTGGCACCGAACTTAAAAAAACAGCCGCACGACAAAATGACCGAAGTCATTATTTTTGCGGGTAGTGATGCCTGGGCGCACGCGAAACAATGGCAGGAGCAGGACGGGCGACTTGCTGGCGACAATGTTCCGCCTGTATGGCTTGGAGACAGCCAGCTTGACGAACTGGCAGACCTGAAAATTATCGACGATGGTCGCTATTGTGTCCGGCTGTACAAGGCAGGCCACATCAAGCCGTCAAATATTAATGCTATCGGGCAAAAGCTGGCGGCGGCAGGTGTACGGGATGCGAATTATTACCCTGAGGGAATGCACAACCAGAAGCTGGAGAACTGGCACGACTACCTGCAACGGATCCGCGAACAGGCAGAGCGCGGGGAAATACTTACTGACGAGCAATACAGCCAGCGAAAAACCACGCTACCAATGAGTATTGGATCTGCAGGATACGACACACAGCTTGATTATGTCGTTAAGGGCGTGATTCCGGCTAATTCATTGTGCAGCACATACGGCGCGAGCGGTTCCTATAAATCGTTCCTCGCGTGTTCCTGGGCGTGTCATGTTGCCACGGGTCGCCACTGGGGAGGCCGCAGGGTGGCGCATGGTTCGGTGATGTATGTTGTCGGTGAAGGTGGCATTGGTGTCCCCCGCCGTATCAAGGCATGGGAAATCGTTAATGATAAACGGGTGGAAAATCTGTACCTGGTAAACCGCCCGATTTTTCCGGCAGTCCCGCTTGATGTCGATGAAATGGTCATCGCTTCCCGCCAGGTTGAAAGGGAAACGGGTAAACCGGTACGCATGATTATTCTGGATACGCTGGCGCGGTGTTTTGGCGGTAATGATGAAAATGACGCGCGGGATATGGGGGCGTTTATCCGTGGATGTGACGAACTGAAACGACGCACAGGGGCCACGGTGCTGGTGGTTCACCATTCCGGCAAGGATGAAACAAAGGGAGCGCGTGGTTCCAGTGCATTCCGTGCATCTCTGGACGCTGAATACCGTATTCGCCGTGAAGGTGCGGACAGTGAAGCCCTGGTTATCTCCTGTACCAAAATGAAGGACGCGGAGGAACTGAAAGAGGCTGCATATGATTTACGCGTGGTAGAGCTTTTTACCGACACTGACGGGGAGTTAATCACGTCGCTGGTGGTTGTGGATAAGCCGCGCCCACCTGTTGAACTGGAGCGCATCGAGGAAGCCGGGAACAAGACGGAGAATCATGCCGCGCTATGGGGCTGTATCCGTTCACGCACACAGCGCGGCGATAAATGCACAATTCCGTTGTTGCGCGATGATATGAAAAAGCTGGGGTATGAGATGAAACACTTCCGGCGCTGGCTGTACAAGCTGGAAGGTGATGGCGTTATTGCTATTGACGGTGATGACGTGCGCCCACTGTAAAAAGTGGGTAGTAAAAGTGGGGAGTGTGGGGAATTTAACAAAATTGAAACGCGATTCCCCACTTTCCCACCTGTATATACCCCAAAAAGTGGGGAATAAAAAATACATTGAAAAACATCACGTTAGAATCACAAAAAAAAGAAGTGGGGAGACGTTGGGTAATTTCAAAAAGTGGGTAGTAAAAGTGGGGAGCAGTGAGGAATGACCAGAAAAACCAGAGATAAGACAGCGCCAAAATATCGCGCATTAGACATGACAGAGCATGCCTTAAAGGTGGCAATCAGAACAATAGACCGCCATGCCGGAGAAGGATACGCGAAAGCACATCCCGAACTGATAAGCGCATTCATGACCACGGCGGCGGCAAATTTTGCCACGCTGACAGAGCGGGAGATTGCCGAAGCGGAACAGGTGACAACCATCAACGTTAAAACCGGAGAGCAGACAGCATGACAGCACAGATAGCGGCTTACGGGCGGCTGGTGGCTGACCCGCAGTTAAAGACCACCAGCAAGGGGACACAAATGGCGATGGCGAGTATGGCGGTTCCCCTGCCGTGCAGCCAGGCAGATGACGGAACGGCGACGATGTGGTTATCCGTCCTGGCGTTTGGCAGACAGGCCGACGCACTGGCAAAGCACCACAAAGGCGAACTGGTGAGCGTGGCGGGTAACATGCAGGTGAGCCAGTGGACAGGCCAGAACGGCGAAACGCGGCAGGGCTGGCAGGTCATCGCAGACAGCGTAATCAGTGCGCGAACGGCGCGACCGGGCGGCAAAAAAGGCCAGCAGAGCCAAGCTACTGACGCACTGAACAGGGCAAAACAACAGACAGGCCAGCACGATGACCTGTACGGGGATAACATACCGTTTTAATTCACAACAGCGAACAGAGTAATTACAGGGGAAGGCATGACAAAGCTGACCATTAACCGAAAACCGAAAGGCATTTACGGCACGCCGCAGAAAACGACGCAGGCGGCGCAAGAGCGGGATAAAACCACATCGGCGCATAAAGTGATACCCGGCAATCAGAACGCACAGCAGAGCCGCAAAGGGCAGCCCACAGGGGTGACACCGTGGCGGCATATGACCAAACGCCAGCGCAAAAACCGCAGGCGCGTTAACCGCCTCACTGAGATGTGGCCTGACTTATTCAACAGGGAAGCACCGAAGCCGCTTAAGGTGGGAATATTCGACGACCTGATGCAGGATCTCGCCGTCAGGGGGCTGGCATTCGGGCCGGGGGCATTACGTGCGACGCTGGCATCTTATGCGCAGTCTCCGCGCTATTACCGCGCCCTGGTTGCTGGTGGGGTACGCTACGACCTGAAAGGCCAGCCATGTGGGGAAGTGACACCACAGGAACAGCAGGAGGCAGAAACGCGGCTGATGGCGCTGAATGAGAAGCACAAGCGCCAGCGCCGGGCAGCAAAGGGGGATACATGCCAGTGACATTTGAAGAAGTCCAGCAACATAAAAAGTTTCATGGTTTTGATGATCTGGAAACCACGACAGCAAAAAAATATCGCCGTCTGCTTTCTTCCGATGCGTTGTTTGTTGTGGATCATCATGATTTTCTGCGTAGCTCACTGACCGGGGAAATTTTCGCAACCAACCGTGAGCAGGTGGAAGCGATGATCGAATATCTGTGGAAAATAAGACGCAGAATGCGGGATCCAGTGAAACAATAAAGCGATAAAGGCCCGGATTTTTCCCGGGTCTTTTTTTCAGGTTTTGTAAATTATTTGTTCGTGGTTGTTCCAGGTTGTTCGGTGATTCTGGCTGATGTTTACATACTGATTTTTATGTATATGTTGGCGTGTGGCACTCAGACGTGAGCCGCCACAATGCCGCCTGACCCCTGCGCGATGCCGGGTTGATCTGCGAGATGCCGAGAGTGTCGGGCGGCGCTCCCTCCGTGTTGGTTTCACGTCCTGAATCTTAACCAATACGAGAAAACCTTCATGAAGAAATTAATCGAACTCCGCCAGCAAAAAACCGCCCTGAAAAACCAGATGCGATCCCTGCTGGAAAAAGCCGACAGTGAAAACCGCAGCCTGAACGATGACGAGGGCAAACAGTTTGATGAACTGCGTGCAAAAGCCGATTCCCTCGACACAGAAATTTCCCGCCTCGAATCTGTGGCTGATGAAGAACGTAACCAGCCTGGTGTTTCCGTCGAAGAGAAAATAACCAAAGACGAACTGCGCTCTTACATTCTGACCGGGGAAACCCGCAACCTGTCCGGCAGTGTCCCGGCTGATGGTGGTTATACGGTTATCCCGGAACTGAACAGAGAAATTATGCGTCAGCTTTCTGATGAATCGGTGATGCGTAAAATCTGTACTGTTAAAACCATTCACAGCAATGAATTTAAGCAACTGGTTTCTGCCGGGGGCGCGGTCGTTGAACACGGTGAAGAAGGCACTACACGTAACCAGACGGCAACCCCAAAACTGAATGAAGTCAGTATCCGCCTGTATCCGATCTACGCTTACCCAAAAACCACTCAGGAAATTATCGATTTTTCCGAAGTCGATATTATGAGCTGGTTATCTTCTGAAATTGGCGACACTTTCGTTGATACCGAAGAAACGGATCTGGTTTCCGGTGATGGCGAGAAAAAAGCTAAAGGTTTCCTGGCTTTTCCGCGCACTGCGGATAACGACAAAACCCGTCCTTTCGGTACGCTCCAGACGAAAAAAGTTACTGGCAGTCTCAGCGCCGACATGCTGATTGACCTGAAATTTACGCTGCGCAATAAGTACCGCAAAAAAGCTGTATGGGTGATGAACTCAAATACAGCCGCCTCCGCACAAAAACTGAAAAATGCCACTGGTGATTACATCTGGCGCGATCGTTTACAGGCTGGTGATCCTGATTCTCTGCTGGGGCTTCCGGTTGAATATCTGGAATTTATGCCGGACGGTGTGATTGCAGTAGGTGACTTTAAGCGCGGTTATTTCATCGTTGACCATGAAACCGGTACGCGTACCCGTCCGGATTTCAGCGAACCTGGATTCATTAACATCTATACCCAGAAATATCTGGGCGGTGGTGTGGTGGATTCGAACGCCATCAAGATTCTGGAAATTCAGGCTGGCAAGTAATGAGCAAAGGGGGCTTCGGCCTCCTTTTTCAGCTTTATGGAGTACACCGATGCAAAATACCGATTTTGAAATCCGTACATCTGAACTGACCGCCAGCGATAAAAAACTGGTGGGTTATGCCGTTCGCTGGAACAGCCTTTCAGAAATTATCTGGGACGAATTCCGCGAACAGTTCACGCCGGGGGCTTTTGCTGACTATCTGGCGGCGGGTAATGATGTGCGCTGCCTGTATGAGCATGACTATACCCGACTGCTGGGGCGCACCAAATCCGGAACACTGGTACTGACTGAGGACAACACCGGGCTACGTTTTGAACTGACACCGCCTGATACCCAGCTTGGAAAAGATGTGCTTACGCTGGTGGAGCGTGGCGACATTACAGGAATGAGCTTTGGCTTTCGCGCATTATGCGAAGAGTGGAATATCGCGCAAAAACCGTATCTGCGCACTGTTACCGCCGCAGAACTCCGTGAAATCACGATAACGTCGATGCCTGCTTATCCCGAATCCGGCGTGGAGATTGCCCACCGTTCGTTGTTTGCACAGCACCCTGAATTACGCCCGACAGGAAATAATCGTCATCGCTGGGCTGAACTGGCGGGGTTGTGATATGTGGTGGCCTTTTAGTCGTAAAAAAAGCGATCTGCGTAACCTGTCCATTGATGATTTTCTGGCGCTGTCCGGCGTACCGAATACCGGATCCGGAGAATATGTTTCTGCCGGGACGGCTGAATCATTGCCTGCTGTGATGAACGCGGTTTCTGTCATCGCTGAGGCGGTGGCCACGATGCCGTGTTATCTGTATCTGGTACGCAATGACAAGGGCAGGGAGGCGCGGGAATGGCTGGACAGTCACCCGGTCGATATTCTGCTGAATGAGCAGCCTAATTCGTGCCAGACACCTTACCAGTTTAAACGCACAATGATGCGTCACTGCCTGCTGAACGGTAACGCCTATGCGGTTATTGAGTGGGGGCGGGACGGTCAGCCAAAATCACTTCATCCTTATGCGCCGGGGTGTGTTGTACCGGAACGCACAGGCGCACACAAATACCGCTATACCATCACCGAACCCTATACAGGAACGGTACGCACGTATTTACAGGAAGAAGTTCTGCATCTCCGCTATGCCTCGGATGATGGCTTTCTGGGGCGCTCCCCTGTCACGATTTGCCGTGAGGCGCTGGGGCTTGGCCTTGCTCAACAGCGCCACGGAGCCAGCATTATGAAAGATGGCATGATGGCGGCAGGGATTATCACGTCAGGCGAATGGCTGGACGGCGTGAAAGGTAAACAGGCATTAGATGCTCTGGAACGCTATAAGGGGGCGAAAAATGCCGGAAAAACGCCAATCCTTGAAGGGGGCATGGATTACAGGCAACTGGGGATGAGTAACCAGGATGCGGAATGGCTGGCCTCCCGTCGCTTCTCCATTGAAGACATTGCCCGTATGTTCAACGTGTCGCCGATTTTTCTTCAGGAATACAGCAACAGCACCTACAGCAATTTCAGTGAGGCAAGCCGCGCGTTTCTGACTATGACAATGCGTCCGTGGCTGGCGAACTTCGAACAGCAAATCAAGGCCGCTTTGCTGGTGGCTTCTCCCGTACCTGGTACCCGTTATCTGGTTGAGTTTGATTCAGCCGATTTACTGCGCGCCACCCCTACCGAGCGTTACGCCACGTATGAGAAAGGGATTAAGAACGGGATCATGAATCCGAACGAAGCCCGCGAACGTGAGGGGATGCCGCCGCGCGAAGGTGGCGACGAATTCAGCCAGGCATGGAAGCAGACGGTGGAAATTAAAGGTGAAAAAGATGAGTGAAGAAAAAATTACACCTGATGAGGTCAGGGCACATCTTCGCCTTGATGACTTTTCCGGAGAAGGCGAACTTCTGAAAATGTATACCGATGCGGCGCTGGAAGCCTGCCAGAAGCATATCGGGAAACGTTTTGAAGACGGGCTGGAATTTACCCCGGCAATGCGTGTTGGTTGCCTGATGTACATCGCTTTCCTGTACGAGAACAGGGAAGCAGTTTCACCAGTGGAGCAGTCTGAACTGCCTATGGCTATTTCTGCGCTCTGGTCGGTTTATCGTGATGTGGGGGTGTACTGATGCCGTGGCAACCATTAAGGCGATGCACTGAGCCGGGCTGTAATAAGCGCGTGAAGTCCGGCAAGTGTGAAGAGCACAGGCGGGCTGCATGGCGTGCAGAGGATGCCAGACGGGGACACCGCCGCGCGCGCGGGTATTCCCGACAGTGGGACAAATACCGCGCCCTGTACCTGAGCAAAAACCCGTTATGCGTGCGTTGTCTGGCTAAGGGGATTTATACGCCAGCTCTTGTGGTGGATCACATCATTCCCATCAATGGCGGCGGTGATGTTCTCTTCTGGCCTGAGTGGAACCACCAGGCATTGTGCCAGACGTGCCACAACCGTAAGACGACACGGGAAGATCCAGCCACGAAAGCGAACCGTAAGGCGGGTATGTATCGCGAGCAGGAAGAACGGGCGGCACATCGTAACGACTGGATGTATGGCGATGATGACTGAACAGGAGCAAAACAGGCTGATACGTGGACTGATAAGGCAGCGTGACTTATGGAAGACACAGGAGACAGGGCACAAAGCTAACAGGACAGGGCGCACAGAACGCACCACAGCGAAGCGATTAACCGACCGTGACCGCGAGGTCATGGAATGTTTTCGCAATCGCTGGTGAGGCTGTCAGAGGGGGTGGGGGAGGTTTTCAGGACGAAACCGTCCCTGCCGGACACCGACCGCCTCCTCAAATTTTTGTGCACGGGATTTTTTTTGAAAATAATTGGGCGAAAAAAGAACATGGCAAGACCACCAAAAGCCCCCGCTTACCTGGATGAAATCGCGGTCAGGCAGTGGAAGGAAAAATCGCGCCAGCTTTCCGGACGGGAAGACCTTACCCCCGCCGACTGGAGCAATCTGGAGCTGTATTGCGTTAACTACTCCATATACCGCAAAGCCGTCGAAGACCTTGCCACGCGCGGGTTCAGCATTGTTAACAGTCAGGGCAGCGAGAGCAGAAACCCCGCCCTGAGCGCAAAGGCTGACGCGGAAAGAATAATGATCAAAATGGCTTCTTTGCTGGGTTTTGACCCGGTAAGTCGCCGCAGAAATCCACCGGAAACAGAGGAAGAGGACGAGCTTGACCGCCTGGCATGAGTACGCAGAAGGCGTAAAAAACGGCAAAATTACGGCCTGTAAACGACTGAAACAGGCCGTTAAACGGTATTTTTCTGACCTTGAAAACCCCCTTTACACGTTCGATCCGGAGGTCGTGGAGCGGTTTATTGCCTTTTCCAGGGTGTGTCCGCACGTAAAAGGCGCAATGCGCGGTAGCCCCATTGAGCTGGAGCCGTGGCAGCAGTTCGCCTTTGCGTGCATCCTGGGCTTTAAGGTTAAGGCCACCGGACGGCGCAAATACACCAGCGCATTCATTGAAGTGCCGCGAAAAAATGCCAAATCCACGGTCGCCGCTATCCTGGCTAACTGGTTTCTGGTTATGGAAAACGGGCAGCAGGATATTTACACCGCCGCCGTGAGTCGTGATCAGGCGCGGATCGTGTTTGATGATGCGTGTCAGATGTGCCTTTTATCCCGACCGTTGCGAAAGCGGGTAAATATTCAGGCACACAAGGTGATACACCCGAAAACCAACAGCCTGTTAAAGCCACTGGCAGCAAAAGCGGCAACCATTGAAGGTACAAACCCGAGTCTTGCCATTGTGGATGAATATCACCTGCACCCTGACAACGGGGTTTATTCCGCGCTTGAACTGGGAATGGGGGCGCGTCCGGAGGGGTTATTATTTGCCATCACCACATCGGGGAGCAACGTTGTTTCAGCCTGTAAACAACACTACGACTATTGCTGCCAGATACTGGATGGTGAAGAGGTGAACGAATCCATGTTCGTGCTGATTTACGAGCTGGATGATGAAAGCGAGGTTGACGATCCGGCGATGTGGATAAAGGCGAATCCCAATATCGATGTTTCCGTCGATCGTGAAAAACTGGCCTCAACCATCCAGAAAGCGCGGGGTATTCCGTCGCAGTGGGTGGAAATGCTCACCAAGCGATTCAATATCTGGTGTCAGGGGGCCACGCCGTGGATGGGTAACGGTGCATGGGCGGAGTGCGCCGGAACGTTCGCGGAGGCGGATTTATACGGGCAGGAGTGCTACGCGGGGCTGGACTTATCATCAACCAGCGATATTTCCAGCGTGTGCTATGCCTTTCCGGTCGGTAAAAAGATTATGCTGGTTTCCCGTCACTATCTGCCGGAATTTCAGCTACAGAACCCCGCCAATAAAAACCGCGCCATCTATCGCCAGTGGGTAAAGGCGGGCTGGATACGCACAACACCGGGTGACTGCATTGATTATGACCGTATCCGTGATGACATCATGGCGGATGCAGAGAATTTCAATATCAGGCTGGTGGGTTTCGATACATGGAACGCCACGCACCTGAGGACGCAGCTACAGGGCGCAGGATTTGAGGTGGAGCCGTTCCCGCAAACGTACCTTCGTTTCAGTCCGGCGGCGAAATCGTTCGAAGTTTTTGTTAACCGGAAGGTGATTGTGCATCGTGGTGATCCGGTGCTGGCCTGGTCAATGAGTAATGTTGTGATGCAGAGTGACGCGAACGCCAATATCAAGCCGAACAAGAAAAAATCATCCAACAAGATAGACCCGAGCGTTGCGGCGCTGATGGCGTTTGGCACATTCCAGGCAGAGCATGAAGAATTTGCATTTGATATGAGCGACAACCACAAAGAGCGGCTTGCGACGTTTGATGGTGTGTAACGGAATGGATGAGAGAGGATAATGCTCATTTAATGGAATAAATTTTCAGTATTATCGGCACCCACTTTCAGGGATGTTTTTGCGGGTTATTTGAGTGGTGTTTGCGGGTTATTTTGAATGTCTTGCGGGTTACATTCTGGCTGATATTTAGATACGTTGTTTTTTAACGTATTGATATTAAAGAGTAAAAAATACTTAGCACGCGAAGATAACCCGCTAACCCGCATAACCCGCACTGTTTTGTATATATATACGAAAAATTGCATTCAGGGGGGATCGAAATTTCTACTGCCTCTTATCTCTTTGAGTGCTCACCTCGTCAGATTGTTACACACAAGAAATAAAAAATGCTTCGCGATGGTAGGTCGAATCACTGTATCAAAAAACGGTGTGTATCAGCATTAAAACAATACAGATACGTGTATTGCGCTGTGTATTGCTCGATGATTTATAAAGACTGTTTTTTCATGTTAAATGATTGATATACAGGTGATTTTAAAAAACTTGAAATATTCTTACCAAACACATGAATGTGTGGGTAACAGCAGAGTCTGCCTGGATGGACATGATTAAGTGGGAGAAGTGCGAATACATTGCCCCACGACATGAGCTGAAAACGTATCCCATGTGGGTCGGCGTTGACCTTGCTCATAAGATTGATATCTGTGCGGCGGCAAAACTCTGGCGAACGGATAACGGGCATGTTCATGCCGATTTTAAATTCTGGCTTCCGGAAGGACGGCTGGAACGATGCTCGCGGCAGCAGGCAGAACTTTACCGGAAGTGGGCGGAGATGGATAAGCTGATTCTGACGGATGGTGATGTTATCGATCATGCTCAGATAAAAAGTGACTTACTGGAATGGATTGGTGGTGAAAACCTCAGGGAACTGGGATTTGACCCGTGGAGCGCGATGCAGTTCAGCCTGGCACTGGCTGAAGAAGGGATACCGCTGGTGGAGGTTCCGCAGACGGTTCGCAATCTGTCAGAGGCCATGAAGGAAACGGAATCACTGGTCTATGCCGGGCGTTTCCATCACAGCAATCATCCGGTCATGAACTGGATGATGTCTAACGTTACGGTAAAACCGGACAAAAACGACAATATCTTCCCGAATAAATCCACGCTGGAAGCCAAAATCGACGGCCCTGTTGCGATGTTTACAGCAATGAGCCGGATGCTGGTCAATGGTGGTGAACCGGAGCTGGATCTGTCTGAACATCTGATCAGCGTGGGCATCCGCTCGCTTTAACCGAGGTCATTATGTTTCTGATAATTCTCGCGCCACTGGTGGGCGTGCTGGGTGCGCTTTTGCTGGCGTATGGTGCCTGGCTGATTTATCCCCCGGCGGGTTTTGTTGTTGCCGGGGTGCTGTGCCTGTTCTGGTCGTGGCTGGTGGCGCGATATCTCGACCGTACACAGCCGTCTGTCGGCGGAGGTAAATAGTGTTCTTTTCGGGATTATTTCAACGAAAAAGTGACGTGCCGGTGACCACGCCAGCAGAGCTGGCGGATGCCATCGGGTTGTCTTACGACACCTATACCGGAAAGCAGATCAGCAGTCAGCGGGCCATGCGACTGACGGCGGTTTTTTCCTGCGTCAGAGTGCTGGCAGAGTCGGTCGGGATGTTGCCCTGCAATCTGTATCATCTGAACGGCAGCCTGAAACAGAGGGCCACCGGCGAACGTCTGCATAAGCTGATCTCCACGCATCCCAATGGCTATATGACGCCGCAGGAGTTCTGGGAGCTGGTGGTCACCTGTCTGTGCCTGAGGGGGAACTTTTACGCCTACAAAGTGAAAGCATTTGGCGAAGTGGCTGAACTGCTGCCCGTCGATCCCGGTTGTGTGGTACCGAAGCTTAACAGTCGCTGGGAGCCGGTCTATCAGGTCACATTCCCGGACGGTTCCACGGATGTACTGAGCCAGGAAGATATCTGGCATGTGCGCACGCTGACGCTGGACGGTCTGGTGGGGCTGAATCCCATCGCCTATGCCCGCGAGGCAATATCGCTGGCGGCAGCGACCGAAGAGCACGGGGCCAGACTGTTCAGCAATGGTGCGGTGACGTCCGGTGTGTTGCGTACAGAGCAGACGCTGTCAGATCAGGCTTATGAGCGCCTGAAGAAAGATTTTGAGGAGCGTCACACCGGGCTTGGCAATGCTCACCGCCCGATGATCCTTGAGATGGGGCTGGACTGGAAGTCGATGGCGCTGAACGCCGAGGACAGCCAGTTCCTGGAAACCCGCAAGTTTCAGCTTGAAGAAATCTGTCGTCTGTTCCGGGTGCCGTTGCACATGGTGCAGAACACCGATCGCGCCACCTTCAACAATATCGAAGAGCTGGGGCTGGGATTTATCAACTATTCACTGGTGCCGTATCTGACCCGCATCGAACAGCGGATCAACACCGGACTGGTACGAAAAAGTAAGCAGGGCGTTTATTACGCCAAATTTAACGCCGGGGCGTTACTGCGCGGGGATATGAAGTCCCGTTTTGAAGCCTACGCCACCGGGATCAACTGGGGAATTTACTCTCCCAATGACTGCCGCGACCTGGAAGATATGAATCCGCGTCCCGGTGGGGATGTCTATCTCACACCGATGAACATGACCACGAAACCATCCGATGGCAGTAAAGCCGGTAAGCAGAAGGATAACGCCAATGCAGACGAAACAACGTCTTGATGTACCGCTGAGTCTGAAATCTGTCAGTGACTCCGGTGAGTTTGAAGGGTATGGCTCCGTCTTTGGTGTAAAGGACAGCCACGATGATGTGGTGATGTCCGGGGCATTTGCTGCTTCCCTGCGGGCGTGGAGTGACAGAAAAGCGTTACCTGCGCTGCTCTGGCAGCACCGCATGGATGAACCCATCGGTGTTTACACCGAAATGAAGGAAGACGATGTCGGGCTTTACGTCAGGGGACGGTTGCTTATTGATGATGATCCCCTCGCAAAACGCGCACATGCACACATGAAGGCCGGTTCGTTAACCGGCCTTTCTATTGGGTACGTCCTGAAAGACTGGGAATACGACCGGAGCAAAGAAGCCTTTCTGCTGAAAGAAATCGACCTCTGGGAAGTCAGCCTGGTGACGTTCCCGTCTAACGACGAGGCGCGGATCAGCGACGTCAAGAACGCACTGGCCCGCGGGGAAATCCCCGAACAGAAAAAAATCGAAAGAGTCCTGCGTGATGTCGGACTCTCCCGTACCCAGGCCAAAGCATTCATGGCCGGGGGCTATGGCGCACTGTCCCTGCGCGACGCTGAGGATGTGGGCTCTGCACTGAATGCACTGAAAAATCTAAACTTCTAATCAGGAGAAATACGATGGCGGTTGATATTAAAGATGTCGAACAGGTCGCGCAGGAGCTGCAGCAGAAGTTTGACGACTTCAAAGCAAAGAACGACAAGCGCGTGGATGCGATTGAGCAGGAAAAAGGCAAACTTGCCGGGCAGGTGGAAACCCTGAACGGGAAACTCAGCGAGCTGGAAAACCTCAAAAGCGATCTTGAAAAAGAGCTGCTTGAGCTGAAACGTCCGGCAGGTGGTGCGCAAAATAAACTGGCCACCGAGCATAAAGAAGCGTTTGTGGGCTTCCTGCGTAAAGGCCGTGAAGACGGTCTGCGCGATCTGGAGCGCAAGGCATTACAGGTGGGCACCGATGAAGACGGCGGCTATGCCGTGCCGGAAGCACTGGATCGCAACATTCTCACCCTGCTGAAAGATGAAGTGGTGATGCGCCAGGAAGCCACGGTGATCAGCGTTGGTGGTTCCGACTACAAAAAACTGGTGAATCTGGGCGGCACGGCTTCCGGATGGGTTGGCGAGACTGACGCGCGCTCCAAGACTGCCACCTCAAAACTGGGCCTGATTGAACCTTTCATGGGGGAAATCTACGGTAACCCGCAGGCCACCCAGAAAATGCTGGATGATGCCTTTTTCAACGTGGAAGCATGGATCAACAGCGAGCTGGCAACCGAATTTGCCGAACAGGAAGAAATTGCCTTTACCACCGGCGATGGTACCAAGAAGCCGAAAGGGTTCCTGGCGTATGAGTCCACGGATGAAACAGACAAGGTCCGGGCGTTCGGCAAACTTCAGCATATTGTATCCGGCGAAGCGACGGCGGTGACCGCAGATGCCATTATCAAACTGATTTACACGCTGCGTAAGGCACACCGCACTGGCGCGAAGTTCATGATGAACAACAACAGTCTGTTTGCCATCCGTCTGCTGAAAGACAGTGAGGGTAACTATCTGTGGCGTCCTGGGCTGGAGCTGGGGCAGCCGTCCTCTCTGGCGGGTTACGCTATCGCTGAAAACGAACAGATGCCGGATATTGCCGCTGATGCGAAAGCCATTGCATTTGGTAACTTCAAACGGGGTTACACCATCGTTGACCGTATCGGTACCCGCATTCTGCGTGACCCGTACACCAATAAACCGTTTGTCGGTTTTTATACCACCAAGCGCACCGGCGGCATGCTGGTCGATTCGCAGGCCATCAAACTGCTGAAGATTGCAGCGGCGTAATCATTCAGGGGGCGCAGAAGTGCGCCCCCTGTTCTGACAGGTGAAAGAATCATGATCCTGAAACAAGATCTGAAATGGTCACCGGACGGTATGCGTGTTGAGATTATTCGGGCCGGTGAGTATGAAGATAAAGAATTACCCGAACGGGTACGCGAAATTGCCACTGCAGCTGGGATTGTCTCTGATAAGAGAACACCTGTTGCGCGGGGGGCTGATAAGTCTAAAAAACAGCATTCATAGAGGTTGCCCAAATGATGCCCACTCTGGAAGAGCTTCGTGTTCAGTGCCGGATTGATGATGACAATGAACAGGAGAATTCTCTTCTTATGATGTATCTGGCTGCTGCCAGGGAAGAGGCTGAAAAGTTTTTAAACCGGACGCTTTACGATGAAACTGTTTCTGAGCAGGATACGACCGGGCTTGTAATAACACCTCTGATAAAACTGCGTCTTATGCAACTGGTTGGCTACTGGTACGAGAACAGGGAAATGCAGGATGCAGTGCCTGATTTTTTCTATACCGGACTGCGGATGTATCGATTTCATCCCGGAACATAGGAGGACTCATGCAGGCAGGAAGATTACGTGATCGTGTGGTTATTCTGAATGCCACCACCGTTCGGTCTCCGTCAGGGCACCCTGTGGAAACAATGACGGAGGGGGCAACCATATGGGCAGAAGTTAAGGGGATCAGTGGCAGGGAGAGAATATCCGGAGGCGCAGAAACTGCTCAGGCTACAGTGAGGGTCTGGATGAGATTCCGGCGAGATGTAACAGCAACTTCATGTCTGAAAGTGCTGACTGGTGCATTCAAAGGCGCGATTCTGAGTATAGACGGTCCGCCGATACCGGATGCTCGTGCCACACGGCTTGAGATACTCTGTTCTCAGAAGGGGAATGTGTGATGGATTTCAGTCTTGATTTTTCAGGTCTGGCGGATATTGCACGGGATCTGGAGACGCTCAGCAGGGCAGAAAACAATAAGGTACTGCGCGATGCCACCCGTGCCGGTGCTGAAGTTATGCGGGATGCAGTTGTTGAACGTGCGCCGGAGCGAACCGGGAAACTGAAGAAAAATGTGGTTGTTCTCACTCAGCGTTCAAAGCGTCGGGGGGAAATTATCTCGGGTGTCCACATTCGTGGACGGAACCTGCGAACCGGAAACAGTGATAACAGCATGAAAGCCAGTGATCCCCGAAATGCGTTTTACTGGCGCTTTGTGGAGCTGGGAACGATAAACATGCCCGCGCATCCGTTCATTCGCCCGGCTTTCGATACGACAGAGGAACTGGCAGCACAGATTGCCATACAGCGAATGAATCAGGCTATTGATGAGGTCTTAAGTAAATGAGAGAGACCACACTGTATTCCCTGCTGTCTCAACTGGCCGGAGGACAGGTTTATCCTTATGTGGTCCCGCTGACGGAGGGAAAGCCTGCGGTATCTCCGCCATGGCTGGTATTTTCTGTGGTGTCTGACACTGCGTCTGATGTGCTTGATGGTCAGGCTGAATCCAGAATTACCGTGCAGATCGATGTCTGGGCAACAGTACCTGATGACGCAGATGATATCCGTGAGCAGGCGCTTGATGCGGTAAGGCAACTTGCACCCTCCGTTATTTCTAAAACTCAGGGTTATGATCCTGATTCCCGTCTGAGCAGAGCCACGCTTGAATTTCAGGTAATAGCCTGAGGTCGTTAATGATTTTACCCACCCGCCGCTGGCGGGTTTTTTATTTTCAGGAGACGAGTATGTCCTCTAATTTTGAGCGTTCGCAACTGACGAAAATTATGATTTCGTCTGCACCGGTAACAGCAGAAACCCTGGATTCTGCCAGCTATCTTGGCCTGAGCTGTACAATCAAAGAGGTGCAGTTTACCGCAGGACAAAAGCAGGATATTGATGTCACCACGCTGTGTTCTGTTGAGCAGGAAAATATTAACGGCCTTGGTGCCGCGTCAGAGATTTCCATGTCAGGCAACTTTTACCTCAATGCTGCCCAGAACGCGTTGCGCAGTGCCTATGACAATGACACCACGTATGGCTTTAAAGTTATTTTTCCGTCAGGCAACGGATTTACCTTTATGGCAGAGGTGCGTCAGCATACCTGGTCTGCAGGAACTAATGGTGTTGTGGCTGCAACGTTTTCCCTGCGCCTGAAAGGTAAACCTGTGCTGACGACAGAGCCGCTGAAAGTGAAGGTCGATTTAAACAGCACGCTGCAGGTTTCTGCCGGAGCGAAACTCGAAATGGTGGTTGAGGCTGCCGGTGGTGTGCCGCCTTATTCTTATGTCTGGAAGAAAGGTAGTTCTCCTGTTTCCGGACAGACGGCGGCAACATTCAGTAAGGCATCAGCAGCATCAGGTGATGCCGGTGCGTATACCTGCGAGATTTCTGATTCAGCAAGCCCTGTTAACAAGGTGACCTCCACTTCCTGCACTGTTACCGTCAGTTAATGAGGATAGATGTGATGACTAAAAATATCCGCAATCTGGCACTGGCAACGATGTCGGGGTTTCGCCATAAAACTGTTGATGTGCCTGAATGGGAAGGGGCAACGGTTGTATTACGGGAACCTTCTGCAGAAGCCTGGTTGCGCTGGCAGGAGATCGTTAAAGCAAAAGATGATGAGACACCGTTATCCGTTGCGGAGCGCGCCCGCCGAAATCTGGAGGCAGATGTTGAACTGTTCATTGATGTTCTGTGTGATACCGGACTGCAACCTGTATTTTCAGAGGATGATCGTGAACAGGTGATTGCCGTGTATGGCCCGGTGCATGCGCGGCTTCTTCGGCAGTCTCTGGAACTGATCAGTGATGCCGGCGAGGTTAAAAAAAAGTAGAGCTTCCGGGGATGCGTTTTCTGATGATGCTGGCGCTCAGGATCGGGCGCACATTGTCAGAGTTACGCCGGGAAATGTCCGCATCAGAAATCATGATGTGGGCAGAATTTGACAGGTTCAGCCCGCTGGGTGACGAGCGGGCTGATATCCGGGCTGCCCAGATAGTTTCTGCGGTTTACGGTGCGCAGGGTGTCAAAGTCCCACTGAATGATGCGCTTCTTCAGTGGGAACAAGAGCAGACAGAAGGCGTCTCAGATCCATTTGCCGGACTGGAAAACGCGCTTTTAATAGTGTCTCAGTGAGTCAACATAACCGCTTCGGCGGTTTTTTTCGTCCGGAGAATGAGTGTGGCGACATTACGTGAACTGATTATTAAAATCTCGGCAAATTCCCGGTCATTCCAGTCAGAGATCTCCCGGGCTTCGCGTATGGGGCAGGATTACTACCGTACCATGCAGAACGGAGGCCGGCAGTCCGCTGCTGCATCCCGTGAAATGCGGCGTGCACTGGCAGAAGTGACGGATCAGATAAATACAGCTAAATCTTCGGCACTGAATATGGCGGGGGCATTTGCCGGAGCTTTTGCTACCGGTCATCTTATTTCTCTCGCCGATGAGTGGAATTCAGTAAATGCCCGTCTGAAGCAGGCTTCACAGTCCAGTGATGATTTTCAGGTATCACAACGTGAATTAATGGCAATCAGCCAGAGAACGGGAACGGCGTTTTCTGATAACGCCAGCCTTTTTGCCCGCTCTGCAGCTTCCATGCGGGAGTATGGCTACAGTTCTGAGGAGGTACTGAAAGTCACCGAGGCGATCTCCACGGGCCTGAAATTATCCGGTGCCAGTACAGCAGAAGCCAGTTCGGTGATCACGCAGTTCAGTCAGGCACTGGCGCAGGGAGTGCTGCGCGGTGAAGAATTTAACTCTGTGAATGAGAACGGCGATCGTGTTATTCGTGCGCTGGCTGCGGGAATGGGTGTTGCCCGTAAGGATCTGAAGGCCATGGCGGATAACGGAAAACTGACCGCCGATAAGGTTGTTCCTGCACTGATTAGTCAGCTTGGGGCGTTGCGTGATGAATATGCAGCAATGCCTGATACTGTTTCATCCTCTGCAACCAAAGTTGAAAACGCCTTTATGGCCTGGGTTGGTGGTGCGAACGAGGCAAGCGGAGTGACAAAGACACTCACCGGGGTGTTGAATGGTGTTGCAGACAATATTGATACCGTGGCTGCTGCAGCTGGCGCACTGGTTGCCGTCGGGGTAGCCCGATATTTTGGCAATATGGCGTCGTCTGCTGGATCTGCAACTGCCGGATTAATTACTGCAGCCAGAAACGAAGTGGCTCTTGCTGAAGCGCAACTTCGGGGGACACAGATAGCAACCGCCAGGGCGCGTGCGGCGGTTTATCGTGCGCAACAGGCGGTTGTTGCTGCTCGCGGTACCGAAAGGCAGGCCGCAGCAGAAGCGAAGCTGACAGCTGCCCAGGCGTCACTTACCCGTAATATTGCGGCCAGAACAGCGGCACAGACAACGCTGAATACTGTCACGTCAGTGGGGAGTCGTCTGTTAAGTGGTGCGCTGGGGTTGGTTGGTGGTGTGCCGGGACTCGTCATGCTGGGGGCGACGGCCTGGTACACGATGTATCAGAATCAGGAGCAGGCCAGAGAATCTGCACGCCAGTATGCCGCAACAATCGACGAAATTCGCCAGAAAACGTCGGCAATGTCGCTTCCTGAAGCGTCAGATAATGAGGAAATGACGCGGCAGGCACTTGATGAGCAAAACAGGTTAATTGACGAGCAGAAAAGTAAGATTAAATCCTTACAGGAAAAAATTGCTGGCTATCAGTATGTGCTGGCAAACCCGGGCTGGACAACCGATAACGGTTTTATGATTAACCACATGACGTCGGTAAAAACTGTCACAGAAGGGCTTGCAGAAGCAACAAATCAACTGGCAGTTGAACAGTCCCGTCTCACACAAATGCAGGGCAAAGCGCAATCCATTCAGGATGTGCTTGCCGGGCTGGAGGAGCGACGGGTGGCGTTGATCCGTCAACAGGCCGCGGAACAAAACAAAGCGTATCAGTCCCTGTTGATCATGAATGGGCAGCATACCGAGTTTAATCGCCTTCTCGGGCTCGGTAATGAATTACTTCAGCAGCGACAGGGGCTGGTGAATGTACCGTTACGGCTACCACAGGCAACCCTGGATGATAAACAGCAGACTGCACTGAATAACAGCGAGCGCGAACTGGCTCTGTCCCGCCTGAAGGGGGAAGCCCGTGAGCGTGCCCGCTTGGGTTATGCTGCGGATGATCTCGGCTTTGTGGGAGAGGCGTATCAGACAGCCAGGCAGAATTATATCAATAACTCACTGGATGCCTGGCGAAATAACCAGGCAAATAAACCCAAAGCGCATAAAAAGACCGAAGCGGAAAAAACAGAAGATATTTATAAACGGCTGATTAAACAGCAAAAAGAACAAATAGCACTGGCAGGGCAGAATACTGAACTGGCTAAGATGAAATATCAGGTCAGTCAGGGCGAATTATCAACCCTGTCAGAAGCGCAGAAAAAAACGCTTTTGCAGAATGCAGCACTCATCGACCAGAAAAAGATTCGTGAGCAGCTTGCTGCGTATGAGAGCAGTCTGGCGGACAGTAATGCCAGTGCCCGGGCATCTGACGAAGCGCAGTTGTTGGGATATGGTGAAGGCTCACGGATGCGTGAACGACTCCAGGAAATGTGGAGTATCCGGCAGGCGTTTGAGCAGAAAAATAACGAGCTGCTGAGACAGTATCAGGCCGGAGAAATTGAAGAAGCCCTGTGGAAACAGGAGAAAGAACTGAATAAAAAATATCTGGAAGAGCGTCTCAGCGATCAGCAGAATTATTATGCAAAGGCCGATGCTTTACGTAATAACTGGAATGCCGGACTCCAGGAGGGACTGACCAACTGGGCAGACAGTGCCACCGATTATGCTTCACAGGCGGCAGATGCTGTCGTTTCCACGATGGACGGGCTGGTATCAAATATTTCCGATGCACTGGCCGGAAATGTTGTGGACTGGAGAAACTGGGGGAGTTCAATTCTCCAGGAAGTTTCAAAAATTCTGATGAACGCTGCCATCGTTAACGGGCTGAAGTCACTTTCCAAAAGCATGTCCGGTGCCGGAGGATGGCTTGGTACAGTCGGCGACTGGCTTTCCGGTGCAGTGGCAAACGCAAAAGGTGGTGTTTACACATCGGCAAATCTGAGTGCTTACAGTAACACTATTGTGGATACACCGACGTATTTTGCTTTTGCGAAAGGTGCCGGGTTGATGGGCGAGGCCGGGCCTGAAGCAATCATGCCACTGACACGGGCAGCGGACGGCTCTCTTGGGGTCAGGGCCATTGGAAATGTGAATGGTGGCGGTGGATTTGTTTATTCTCCCGTGTATCACATCAGCATTCAGAATCAAGGGAGCAATGGCGAGATAGATGCGCGCTCAGCCAGGGGACTGGTGGATCTGATCGACAGCAGGGTTGTGTCAATTATGCAGTCATCGCGTCGGGATGGAGGATTGTACAGTGCCTGAGCCTGAAGTTTTTAACTGGATCCCCCGTGAGGGGATGGAGACGACACGAAAGCCATCAGTTATTACGGTAAAGTTTGGTGACGGATATGAACAGCGACGGGCTGGTGGTCTGAATGCGGATCTGAAAACGTTTAAACCGGTATTTCGTGTCACAGATGAATATTCCCGTGCCGCGCTGGACAGTTTTTTATCCCGTCATGCCGGGATTCGTGCTTTTTTGTGGCGTCCGCCAAAACACAACAGGACTGTCCGGGTTGTCTGCAGGGAGTGGAGCATTTCGGATAATGCCATGTATACCGATTTTAACTGTACCTTTGAAGAGGTCACTCACTGATGCAGGATATACAGCAGGAAACACTCAATGAGTGCACTAAAACGGAGCAATCCGCGCTGGTCGTGCTCTGGGAAATTGATCTGACAGAGGTCGGCGGAGATCGTTATTTCTTCTGTAATGAGCAGAACGAAAAAGGTGAACCAGTCACCTGGCAGGGGCGGCAGTATCAGGCTTATCCCATTCAGGGAAGCGGATTTGAGATGAACGGCAAAGGAGCCAGTGCAAGGCCAACGCTTAAAGTCTCTAATCTGTACGGCATGGTCACCGGGATGGCGGAAGATCTGCAGAGTCTGGTCGGCGGAACGGTGGTCAGGCGTAAGGTTTACGCCCGTTTTCTGGATGCGGTGAACTTCGTCAACGGAAACAGAGACGCCGATCCGGAGCAGGAGGTGATCAGCCGCTGGCGCATCGAGCAGTGCAGCGAACTGAGCGCGGTGAGTGCCTCCTTTGTACTGTCCACGCCGACGGAAACGGATGGCGCTGTTTTTCCGGGGCGTATCATGCTGGCCAACACCTGCACCTGGACCTATCGCGGCGATGAGTGCGGTTATCACGGTCCGGCTGTCGCGGATGAATATGACCAGCCGACGTCCGATATCACGAAGGATAAATGCAGCAAATGCCTGAGCGGCTGTAAGTTTCGCAATAACGTCGGCAACTTTGGCGGCTTCCTTTCCATTAACAAACTTTCGCAGTAAATCCCATGACAGAGACAGAATCAGCGATTCTGGCGCACGCCCGGCGATGTGCGCCAGCAGAGTCGTGCGGCTTCGTGGTGAGAACGCCGGAGGGGGAAAGATATTTTCCCTGCGTGAATATCTCCGTAAGCGTCAACGGAGCACCGTATTGACGCTTATTTATTGGTGAGTACTACGTTCCATGGCAGGAGTTCATCAACTCGGTTGGAAGGCCATTCCGGCAGTACGCTCAGGATATGGCGCAGATACGCTTCCGGATCGATACCGTTCAGACGGCAGGTGCCGATCAGCCCGTACAACAGTGCTCCACGCTCGCCGCCGTGATCGCTGCCAAAGAACATAAAGTTTTTCTTTCCGAGACAGACTGCACGAAGCGCTCTTTCCGCAGCATTATTATCCGCCTCCGCCAGACCGTCATCACTGTAATAACAGAGGGCATCCCACTGATTCAGTACATAGCTGAACGCTTCGCCCAGTCTGGATTTTTTCGACAGCGTACCATTCTTCTCCACCATCCATTCATGCAGCGACGTCAGTAACACTTTGCTTCGCTGCTGCCTGACGGCAAGACGCTCTGACTCCGGTAATCCCCGTATTTCATCCTCGATGGCGTACAGTTCACTGATTCGCTTCAGGGCTTCTTCTGCCGTCGCACTTTTGCTGCTGATGTATACATCGTGGATTTTTCGCCGGGCATGGGCCCAGCACGCAACTTCTGTCAGTGCACCACCTTCACGTTCTGCACTGAACAACCTGTCGTAACCTGTGAACGCATCCGCCTGCAGGATACCCCGGAAGGGGCGGAGGTGTTGCTCCGGGTGTTTCCCCTGCCGGTTCGGCGAGTACGCGAACCAGACCGCTGGAGGAGATGACGAACCCACATTGCGATCATCCCGGACATACGTCCAGATACGCCCTGTTTTCGCCTTTTTCTGACCCGGTGCCAGTACCTTTACCGGTGTGTCATCAGTGTGAACCTTGCGGGTGTTCATTACATAACGGTACAGGGCATCATTCACCGGTGTCATTAACTGGCAGCACGCGTCAACCCAGTTGGAGAGTAAGGCCCGGCTCAGTTCGACACCCTGGCGGGCAAAGATTTCACTCTGACGATACAGTGGCAGATGTTCGCAGTATTTTCCCGTTAACACGCGGGCAAGTAATCCGGGGCCCGCGATACCACGCTCTATCGGGCGGGACGGCGCCGGTGCTTCAACAATACAGTCACATTTTGTACAGGCTTTTTTTACCCGTTCTGTGCGGATCACTTTCAGGGCACTGCTCACCAGTTCCAGCTGTTCAGCGCTGACTTCCCCCAGATAATCCAGCTCACCGCCACACTCCGGGCAACAGCTTTCTTCTGGCTCCAGGCGGTGTATTTCACGGGGAAGGTGTGCCGGTAACGGACGACGATGGCGCGACTGTCGCAACTGGCGGGGAACCTGAGGATCGTCTTCCCGCCCACTGTAACGATCGCTGTCCTGTTCACGTTGTTTCAGCAGAGCCTCAGCCAGTTCAACTTCACGACGCAGTTTTTCAGAACGGGTACCGAACAGCATCCGGCGCAGTTTTTCTATCTGAGCCCGCAGATGTTCTATTTCCCGTTCATCTTCTTCGATCTTTTCTTCGGCACGTGTCAGTGCAGAGCGCAGGAAGGCTTCCGTCTCTTCAACCAGACTCAGTTGCTGGTCTTTCTGACGGAGGGCTTCAGCCTGCTCAGAGAGCAACCTTTCCAGCTCTGCGATGCGAATGAGGTATTTCTGACTCATGACCGTTTTTATAATGCGGTCAGGAGTTTTTTACAACATTGTCAGTGAGTTACGGCTGGATGTTTTTGGCTGACGCCAGTCCAGCTTATCGAGGAGCATTGCCAGTTGCGAGCGGGTAATGGATACCTTGCCGTCACGTACCGCAGGCCAGATAAACTGGCCTTCCTCCAGGCGTTTGGTGAACAGGCACAGACCATCAGCATCAGCCCAAAGAATTTTGACGGTGTCACCCCGTCGGCCACGGAAGATAAACAGGTGACCGGAGAAGGGATTATCATTCAGCACATGTTGTACCTGTTCTCCCAGTCCGTTGAAGGATTTACGCATATCGGTAACGCCGGCAACGAGCCAGATACGGGTACCTGATGGGAGTGAGATCATCTTCCCCTCCCGGTCAGTTCACGGATCAACACCGTGAGCAGCTCTGGCGATGGATTTTCCAGCGTCATGTTACCGTGACGGAATTCCACCTTGCAGGAACTGGCACTGACTCTGGTCTGAGTGGAAGTGGATAAAGACGGCGCAATGGCCGCCACAGGTTCTTTCTGCTCATCCGGCGTTATTTCTACAGGTAATAATTCAACGCCAGTGTCAGAAGAGGTCGTTACCGGAAGACGCCGCGAAACACGCCCTTCGTTCTGCCAGAGCCTGAGCCATTTGAAAATAACATTATCATTGACGCCATTTTCACGTGCAATCTGTGCAACACAAGCTCCAGGTTGTGATGCCAGTTCCACCATACGAAGTTTGAATTCATTCGAATAGTTTTTACGAGGTTCTTTTCGCCAGTCCTGTAATTCCATACTTAGATGTCCGTCTATATCAGATGGGCGTCTAAGTTACCAATTCTCGTCTGATGGCTACATACGGCGGTCAGTTTACGCTTACATATCTCCGGTGAGCCGGAGGCGTATTTCCGGATGTCGCCGGAGGACTGGCTGCGGGCAGAGATGCAGGGTGAGATTGTGGCGCTGGTCCACAGCCACCCCGGTGGTCTGCCCTGGCTGAGTGAGGCTGACCGGCGGCTGCAGGTGCAGAGTGATTTGCCGTGGTGGCTGGTCTGCCGGGGGGCGATTCATAAATTCCGCTGTGTGCCGCATCTCACCGGGCGGCGCTTTGAGCACGGGGTGACGGACTGTTACACGCTGTTCCGGGACGCTTACCATCTGGCGGGAATTGAGATGCCGGATTTTCATCGCGGGGATGACTGGTGGCGTCACGGCCAGAATCTCTATCTTGACAATATGGAGGCAACGGGTTTTTACCGTGTCCCACTGACAGAGGCGCAGCCTGGCGACGTGCTGCTGTGCTGTTTTGGTTCATCGGTGCCGAATCATGCCGCCATTTACTGTGGCGACGGCGAGCTGCTGCACCATATTCCTGAACAACTGAGTAAACGAGAGAGGTACACCGACAAATGGCAGCGACGCACACACTCCCTCTGGCGTCACCGGGCATGGCACGCATCTGCCTTTACGGGGATTTGCAACGATTTGGTCGCCGTATCGACCTTCGTGTGAAAACGGGGGCTGAAGCCATCCGGGCACTGGTCACACAGCTCCCGGCGTTTCGTCAGAAACTGAATGAGGGCTGGTATCAGATACGGATTGCCGGGCGTGATACAGGTGAAAACGAATTATCAGCCCGTCTGAATGAGCCGCTGAAAAATGGTGCCGTGATCCACATCGTACCGCGTCTGGCGGGTGCCAAAAGTGGCGGTATTTTTCAGGCAGTGCTGGGGGCGGCGCTGATTGCGGTGGCATGGTGGAACCCTGTGGGCTGGCTGGGTGCCGCGACTGTATCGGGCATGTATGCGGCAGGGGCCAGTATGATCCTGGGCGGAGTGGCGCAGATGCTGGCACCGAAAGCCAGGACGCCCACGGCAGCCAGTACAGATAACGGCAAACAGAACACCTATTTCTCCTCACTGGATAACATGGTTGCCCAGGGCAATGTTCTGCCCGTTCTGTACGGTGAAATGCGCGTGGGGTCGCGGGTGGTCTCTCAGGAGATCAGCACGGCAGACGAAGGGGATGGTGGTCAGGTTGTGGTGATTGGTCGCTGATGCAAAACATTTTATGTGAAACCGCCTGCGGGCGGTTTTGTCGTTTATGGAGCGTGACGAATGGGTAAAGGCAGCAGTAAGGGGCATACCCCGCGCGAAGCGAAGGACAACCTGAAATCCACGCAACTGCTGAGTGTGATCGATGCCATCAGCGAAGGGCCGGTTGAAGGTCCGGTGGATGGATTAAAAAGCGTGCTGCTGAACAGTACGCCGGTGCTGGACAGTGAGGGGAATACCAATATCTCCGGCGTCACGGTGGTGTTCCGGGCAGGTGAGCAGGAGCAGACACCGCCTGAGGGTTTTGAATCCTCCGGCTCCGAGACGGTGCTGGGTACGGAAGTGAAATACGACACGCCGATCACCCGCACCATCACGTCGGCAAACATCGACCGTCTGCGCTTTACCTTCGGTGTGCAGGCACTGGTGGAAACCACCTCAAAGGGGGACCGGAATCCGTCGGAAGTCCGTCTGCTGGTTCAGATACAGCGTAACGGTGGCTGGGTGACGGAAAAAGACATCACCATTAAGGGCAAAACCACCTCGCAGTATCTGGCCTCGGTGGTGGTGGATAACCTGCCGCCGCGCCCGTTCAATATACGGATGCGCAGGATGACGCCGGACAGCACCACAGACCAGCTGCAGAACAAAACGCTCTGGTCGTCATACACCGAAATCATCGATGTGAAACAGTGCTACCCGAACACGGCACTGGTCGGCGTGCAGGTGGATTCGGAGCAGTTCGGCAGCCAGCAGGTGAGCCGTAATTATCATCTGCGCGGGCGTATTCTGCAGGTGCCGTCGAATTATAACCCGCAGACGCGGCAATACAGCGGTATCTGGGACGGAACGTTTAAGCCAGCATACAGCAACAACATGGCCTGGTGTCTGTGGGATATGCTGACCCATCCGCGCTACGGCATGGGGAAACGTCTTGGTGCGGCGGATGTGGATAAATGGGCGCTGTATGTCATCGGCCAGTACTGCGACCAGTCAGTGCCGGACGGCTTTGGCGGCACGGAGCCGCGCATCACCTGTAATGCGTACCTGACCACACAG